TGCGTCATTCGCCGACCCCGTTAGGGGCTTCGGGCCGACATAGCCGTTAAGGCAAATGTCGAACCCCGGGCCATAACCCTTTCGGATTAGGTTTGGACGCTACGTTCACCTTGCTGTTATTTACAGCAAGGGCATCCCGCCTGTTATTCAGGCTGGTGGACTCCGAATTACGGAGTTTACTAGGTACCCCGTCGGGACCTAGACGACCTGCGGTTATAACCGCAGTATCGGTGACTATATAGTAATAGTTGCCGAACCTTCGGTCGGCACGTCCGATTGATCATAGGGTGTACCAAACACCCCAATAGGTGCGTCTAGACCCTCTAGCGCATCCCCCAGGTCTACAAATACTTTGGACCTGATACAATGGGATTGAATATACCCCATATCTAGACTATGTTTATCAATGCATATAGTCCGCGATACCGGGGCCTTATAGGCTTCACCCGGTAAAAGAGGTACCGGCTCAGTCGATACCATTTCCATCTTAGCAAATAGATGGCCAGGGGGGGCTTCACAACTAAAACCCCTCCAGTTAGGATCCACGTTTGAATAATACTCACGTGGAAACATAGTGGACCCATAGTATTGGATCTTCTTTTCCTCCTCCGTTAAAGCGGCGGTAGGCTTCTTACTAAACATAGTAGGATGACGAGGTAGCGGTCGCGCAACCTCAAACTCCTTGATCACGATGGTCGAGAAGTGATGTAGAAATGAACCCATGTCTACAATATGATTTTCATCCGTAATTGGGATGAACATCTTGAAAGGCTCTATAGAACAATCTGCCATGAGCCATACCTTCGGGTGTATCCTATAAGTAGAATACCTAGACCCGAATTTCCTTACGCGTATTCGCGCAAGTTCTCTAGCCAGGCGTATATCAGCCGTGACTATTATCAAATCCCTATGCTCTGGCATGGGATTCTGTAGGATGTCATTATCATCCTCAATCAGCATATGCGGTATGCTGGATATAGGTCTCCCATGAAGGAAGTCCTCTCTTGCTTTCATAAACCATGAAAACAATTCATCCTCGGCCATCTTCCATTTCGACCGAGAAACCATTTTCCGGGGATCCCCGGAAACGGGGTGCAGTTCCACTGGAACATGCATCTCGAACTCTGGGCCAATAGCAGCCAGAGCTTCCTCTCTGAGAAAGAAATTCTCAGATCGAATCCTCGCAAATAGCGAAGATTTAGTGGTCCAGATGCGCAAAAACATCTGGAATCTTTCTTCCTCGATTATATCGGGGTCGAAAGGCATAGAAAGCTCTTCTATGCCAGCAGCCTCGTATTCATCGAACTCGAGGTCATGTATCATGGACGACATATACATTTGCGCCATGATCTTACCTATCAGCTCAGATTGGCTGATAAGATGACCCTTCGATAGGCGTCCTAAGACCTTACCCATCGAAGAGCTATGTCGGGGAATTCCCCGAACCTCCTTACCCCTTAATACATGGGGTATAGCATCTGGAGTTTTAACAACCCAGTGTTCACCGTCATAATGGCGGTTATAATTTACAGAGAAACTCTGTAATAAGCTAGGCCGGTCATGGTAACCGACGTTCCGACTAGACTCTATAAGAGCCTGGTCCATAAGGAAGTTGTATTTCCTTAAATACCTACCACCACGGTGGCAGGTCATCCAACGTACGAGATTCTCGTAGTTGTTAAAGGGTATTGGTTTATACCCTCCAACTTCCCTAGGGAAGTAAACAAGACCTTTATAATTACGAAGGTCTAGAGTTACATCTTGGAAAATCATAGCAAGATGGAATAGGGCGCCATATTGGCCGTCCTTCAGGTAGCTGGCGTCTTTACCCAGCTGCGATATACGCCCCGTAGGGGTGTATGAGAAATCGTCGCGATTCTTTTTCGCGTCGATCAATAGACGGCCTTTTATACCGTCTATATAAGGCATGCGACTCCAGTCGCGTGTCTCCAGGATATCCGAAACGGTATCCTGTCTCGACCGAGGTAACTCAATCAGTTCCTCGGTAAAGTACATACATCGTTCAGATATGTATGTATCATCCTCCGAGATCTTCATTTCAAATGACTCGAAGGCATCTAACGCCTCCTCACATTGGAGGCGAGTTCCAATACCGGTATAATCATCCCCGATATTGATAGCTGAGTAAGGAAACTCAGGCCATAGTTTACGTACTTTGCACGTAACTGCCAGACCGATTAAAGACATAACGGTCTTAGTACCCGGGTCACCCATAAGGCACCCGCGTTGAGTAGTGGTGAATAATTCACCATTATAATATACCCTCCTGGGTCTAACCAGGAGGTCTATACAAGCTTCCCCATACCATGTGGGGATCCCGAGGGTGACGTTCAAATTAGTAAGAACGTCGACAACGACTTCCCAATTAAGGTAGTCGGTAGCTGTCTCTAAATCGGTAGAGACACAACGAACATCTGGATTACCCAGATATTCTTCTTGGTCTAGGGATTCAGCCCAGACCCAACCATGTCTGGACCGCGACAGTCCAGACTCGATCTCGGGTATGCACTTTAGCATCTCGAGAGTCAGGTGGGAATACACCTGTAGAAACTCCGAGTGAAAGAAACTCGAAGAGGTAACGGTCCGAGCTTTCGGACCAGGTTCAAGTATAACTGCTATACTTACGTCATCCATGTGTTGATACTTGGATTTATATCTACGGATACTTTCGTAGAATATTATCTCCCCAGTCGTTTCAGCTAGGGAAGGTAGCTCATCACCGGTCTCTAAATTGTACCGATGAACTGGATTCACTTCATTGAATAGAAGTGTATCAGCAGCGCCGCGGGACTTACCCCCGACCAATCGTGCATACTCATAGCATGCATTACTCGTTGCAGAAACTCTGCATTGATTAACGGCTCTCTTTTGATCAGAGAGTCCAACCATTTCTGAGACATAGTCGCAGAAGTATAGGGAAGGCCAATCAGGCGGTTCCCGACTAGGGACGCTAGTTACGTCTCTAAATTTCTCAAGGGACTTATTTACTTGAGAAGGTCTCGCAATCCCAGAGTTGCGAGTTTGTGCAAATGAAATTACACTAAACAAGTAGAGCTTACTACTTGGAGGATGCGTCGTCAATATATGACGCATTGGTCCCAGCAGCAATCTGATGTTGCCGAGATTCTGGCCCCTGAGATAATCCTCATTTGGATCCCCGAGGGCATGTTTCCTAAACCTACGTTTTAGGGTTTTCAGTGCCACTTCGAAGGCACCGGAGCCGCAAATAATTTGCGACAATAGAGAGACCATCAATTTATCGGTCCTCTCATAGTTCCAACCATATGTTGGAGCAGAGTACAGCAGGGACATTATTATTCCATCTACTGTATTAAGCATCTCCTTTAATTGTAGGAGACGGCCGTTAGATACATAACTATCCACGGCGCGACGTACCCCAGGTTTTAACCTGGAGTACCAATAGGTATGATTGCGTATTAATCGCAACGCCAGTTCTACTGGCAACCCTTGAATCCTCCTAGAGCGAATACTAGGAAGAAGATCGCTGAGGGATTTCAACCTCAGGAGTTTCCGGGTTTTTACTCCCGGTTTTGATCGTACAGAAACTGTACGAGACCCTGCAATAAATCGCAGGAAGTCCCTAGGGAGTTCTCCCCAGAGATTTATACCGTCCCAAAAGACAGGTACATGCGGCATCCTTCCGGATGCAGCACATGCAGCCACCTCACGTAGGCAGCTGAAAAAGTCCGCCCGCCCGCTATGCGAGGGGGGACCGTAAGTGGCCTCAGCGCCAAAAGCTGAAGCCCATAGCCCTGCAGAAGCAGGGCCGCAATTTACGCCTTTGAACCCGCGGCTTGCGATTACGCAAGTAAGCGGTATAGAAGACGTGTACAGGGACATCTCC